CAAATGTTCGAGCCAGTGTTGATCCCAGTTGGGACCACAGATGTCCACGACTTACCATAGGTATTAGATAAACACACAACCCCAGACGTGGAGCAACCAACTACATATTGACCGTTCTGCGATATTGCAACGCGGTCAATCGAATGCGGTATAGTGCGAGAGGTCCAAGCAACCATAGACTAGATCAAGCCTCGGTGAGTGCCGAGGAACTCGCTAGAACAGGCGTGACACCAGTGCCACAAACAATCGTCGGGCTGAGCGGACCAGAATACAAGATCGGTGTTGCGGTACCAGGAGTGGTCGAGCCACCACTAGTTCCAATGGAAACAAACGTTGCTGTGCCTGATCCACCAGTGCCAGCAGGGAAATTAATGTTTTGTGTGGGACTGATCGCGCCAGTCATGCCATTAACAGTCCAGCCAGCCGACGTGCGGATCACGGCAGCACGGGCATAACCCGTATAAGTGATCTCGTTGGTTGCTTGTGTCCCAGCTACGCCGGGGTCAGCAGTGTGGAGCGCACAATACAGATTTGTGGCAGGAGAAGACGCGGGATTGGCAAACAACGTTGTGCCAGTGGCCGTCGTCGAGCCGTTGAAGATCATTTGAGTCAATGCAATATCAAAAGCGGTGGACTTAGCCATTTGGGGTTTCCTTAAAACATGCCGATCAAAAAGCCATCGGACGTATTGGTTTTGGTGAATGTAGTGGCGAGACGAAACCAGCCGTTGCCTAATGCTTGCAGTCTGCTGGGTAGATTGGAATAGACAACGGCGGCAGCGAGATCAAACGTCGCAAAATCCTCACCGGTCGCCGACAACTTGATATTGGAATACAACCCAGCCTTGGCAAAGACGGTCAACGTATAGACCGCGCCAATGACCATGGTGACGCCGGTATTTACCTTTGTGTAGCTAATCGCATTACCAGCAATCAAACTGGCGGTGGTCAACCCATCCGGCGACACCGCCGCGTTCTGCGTTTGGGTGAGACCCGTATTCGTCCACCCCGTTCCCGCGATCGTTTTGCTGTTCTTGCAAAGATTGGTGCTGGCACCCTCGACCAATGCCAACCCGATATGGCTGTCGGATGCATAAGGCTGCGGCGCGATCGACGGCGGCGAACCGGCATCATAACGGAGGACATTCGGGGCAACGGAAGCAACACCACCCAACGTCGTGATATAGGTCGCGGTGCTGGCCCGCGTGAATGCTTCGGTGATCTGCGTGATCGGCATCGAGTTGGCCAACGCCAGCAAGAGCGTAATGGCATCATACGGGGCGGACGTCTGGATCGCCGAGATATAGGTCTTCAACAACGGCGCTACGGTGCTGGGCGTGGCCAGCAGCAAGGCTTCCCCGGCTTCCATGACCGCTTGAACGTTAGTCAGGTCTTGCGCTTGTAGCGCCACGGTAGCGGCGGTCAATTGGGCGTTGGTCCCCGAGACCTTGGTGTTGATCCCCGTGACCGCTTGCTGAAAGGCGATGATCGTATCGCCGGTCGGGATGTTGGTGTACCTGGACATCTGCTGTCCATCCGGAACCATCAACACCACGCCATCGCCGACATGGCTTAGGCGCGCGGCATTCTGCATCAGCAGGGAACCAAAAGTGACGATCGGGGTGACGAAATCTAGGAGGGATAATGGCATTAGAATATCCCTGCCACAGCGTTCTTGGCGCTAGTCACCGCGTCACCAAGTGCGCCAGTTACACTGCTCTCGACATCGGCGATCGAGTCCCCAATGCTATCGGGGAGCGAACCAGACAAAATATCGCCGAGCAAGCCGAGTGGAGATTTCACCTGGATGAACTCCAAATCCACATCGACAATATTGGAGGTGTCTTCTCGAAACGTGCATGACATACAGTTGGCGTAGATCAATCCTTTGCTTGGGATGGTCAGGATGCCGGCGCCATTGTTGTTTTTGTCTTTCGCCATGACCATCGCCTCTAAGATCGGCCGCTCGATGAACCCGAAGGATGGGTCGATGAAGCCACTGATCTTGATCACGGTCGGATCATTGCCCAACCGTTCGATGACCGGCAGGGGCCAATACGCTCCTATATGAACTTTCTGCTGGGGGGTCTTGGTGATCGTGTAGGAATAGACTTGGATCGGCACGCCCCTAAAAGAGCAGGGGATCATATCCAAAATGCCGGTGACCGCTCCGATGACGCTGCCGATAACCCCGCTCATGTGGCCAACACGAACTGTATGGCGCGGTTGGTTCCGTCGGCAACGATCACGTTGATATTGATTTGCACGCTTTCATTGGTGATCCAGCCGACCGAGATGTCGGCCGGTTGCTGGATGAGATTTTCGGTATACACGGTCTCGATCGCCATCTCAGCCCAGCGCAGTATCTGGGCCAACTTGCTGCCGGCGTTCCATTGGTTGGCATCGGTGCCGAGCCAGAACAACGAACCAAACTCGCCGACATAGGTATCATGCCATGAGCCGCGCCGTTGATGTGGCAACAGGCCGTAATGGAACTCGGGGGCGACACGGTTCGTCGTGAGTAACATCAAGATGTAGGTCTCTACATCCTGCGAATTGTCGATTGGCTGGGCTAGGATTGCGGGACTTACCCAATCCAGGCTTGTGCCATCGGCGGATAGTGTGAGTGGAATATCGACCATTTACTCTTGATGATCCGGTATACTGGTGCGACCTGATCCAGTTTGGATGCCGCCATGGGTGTGTGCGTCGTACAGTGTCCGCATCGCGCGCATGTTGTTGGCTTGACTGCCGGACTTGTCGAGGATGTCGCCTTGCACGGTGAGATTGCCCGACATCTCGACATCCGGGCAGGTGATGTTCAGTTGGGTTGAAGCGTGGACGTTGACCTGCGGTGCCGTGATATTGACTGTCGCGTTGGTAACGATATTTAGGGTTGTCCCTGCCGTGAGCCACACATACTGCCCCGTGTTGTCGCCCATGAAACAATCGCCCTGCAACAAGGTCTTCGGCCGATAGCGTTCATCGGTGCTGGCGATCGAGATACCGCGCCCGGCGGCACCGCCGATATTGACGACGGTGTGCATAGCTCCGGTGAGAGGGCGAGACCAGAAGCCGTAGTTCTGATGCAACATGACATTGGCTTGGACACCAGCAACTTGGTTCATCATCACATTGGCGGTCGGGTTCTCGGTGGTGACTTCCAATTGCTGACTTGGCATTGCCATGTATTGCATGGCGTTTTCAAGTTGCTGGATACGCCGTTCGAGATCGTGGATTTTGGTATCATCCATCAGACATGACCTTGCAATCCCCCAGGACCGGTTGTTGTCGCTGGTGCGGTAAGAGCTTTGGAGGTTATCAAGGCAGCAATGTCGGCATTGAGTGGCATGACCTGCGGCGAAGCAACGAAACCGTTCTTCGGCATCAAGGTCATAATGGTGGTGGTGCCTTGCTCCGGCGAGATGACATACCGACATTCGACGATCAAGAACGACACCGCCTTACCATCGTTTTCGATGTTATGATGCGGCAGCAAGACATTGACTGTGCTGTTCGGCGTCCACAATTGCTTGTTGGTATCTTCCCATCCCACCACTTCGATCGTGATCGCTTGCGCCAACGCCATCATGCGATTGGCAAACCAATTACAGTAGATTTGTTGGTAGCTGGCGGTTTTGTCGTAGATCAACGGGTTCAATATCCCGCCGATGACCTTACGATAGTTCCTTACTCGGGTGGCGCCACTGACAACTTGTTTTCGGGTGTCGAAGACGTTGTTGTGGAAATTGCCAGTCGCGGCGGTGCCGAACTTATCCGGCAATTGAGCTTCAGCTTGGCTGTAGATGAAATAATCGCTGAACACATTGGTCAGATTGATCTGCGCTGAACTGGCTATACAGTCCAAATGGGTGATCGTCGTGGTAGATGGCGCCTCAGAAGCCGCCGTCCCCATGACGAAATTGCCCTTGCCATCCTCATAAAGCAAGGCCCCACATACGCGGTTCAGACCTTCAATGGCTGAATAGGAGGTATCGCCAAGATTAGCTGAGAGATAGCCTAGATTGATGATCTTTTGGGCTGGATCGTTATTGACCACAAAACCGACACCGGACGGTTCAAGTATCTTCTTGACGGTATCAGCGATCGAGAGATTATTGAGCAGATAGGATTTGATACCAAAGAACTCGAAACTGCTATCGACCACATCGGAACAGGCACCACGACCAATATAGGCGATTTCGTGGTTGCCGACGCTCAATCTCGACTGCACTGAGTCGATATAGCCAGTGAGTAGAGGCTTGCCTTTGTAGCTGAGCACACAAGGCTGTCCGGCGGGGGCGTAGAGGGTAGACTTGGCGAGAGCTTCATCCACGGTGTAGACAACGCCAAGCTGGAACATCCGGGGCATCCGTTCGATCCCGGCGACGATCTCAGCCGATGTCCAGCCTGTCAGGGCTTTGCTGTTGATGGTGAGGGTTAGCTGGTCCGTCATGCGAAGATCGGTCCCGACGTGCGCGCGGTGTTGAGGTTGGCATTCCGTGCTGACGACGACAGGCTGAATAGTCCTGGGGGAAACCCGTTGAACGCGACATTAATGTCCGCCTGTCCATTCATCATTTGCGAGGTCTTCTGCAAAGGCTCCAACGGCTGCGCTGGCAACGATGGCGACAAGGTCGGCGGACCGGGGGGTTCGGTCTTAGCCCCCTCAGGGTCGAATTGGGTGCGGTAGCCTCTCGCCAAGGTGCCTCGGCGGGCGCGTTCCCCAGCTACGTCACCGGGGGCCTCGAAATACTGCGAAGCGGCGCCACCCCCCGCGTAGGAGTTATTCCCCGCCGCGCGTATCTCAGCCAAGGCGCGCTTACCCTGCGTCGTGTTGTTCATCTCCCACCATGCAGCCTCACGTTGCTGATTGGCGTCTGCGGTGTCGATATCGATATTCTTGCCGGCGAGGATGGCGGCACGGCGATCCGCGTGGTGCTGGTACAAGCCATGCGCTTCACCGTCGTCACCTGTCTTGTTGGTGAAGTCGAACCCGCTCTCAGCCTTTTCTTGGGCGACCATCGCGGCGGCACCCGCGCCACCGAGTTTATCTTTCCAGAAATCAAAACTCTCTTTCGCCGATTTGCTTTGCTCGGCGGTATCCTTGCCATAGATGGCTCGACGCTGGGATAGTTGCTCGTTGGTGTAATACCGTCCGTTCTTGTCGGTGGCACCGATTTGCCGACCGAAATCATCGGTGTTGGCCGTCATGCCTTCATCAGAGGCTTGATCTAATCCGCGATTGGCTTCCGATTGCGGGTTTGCCATCTCATCATAGGCTTTGCGCGCGACGTAATAAGCGGTCCACGCGGCAAGAGCGGTCAAGACCAGCGGGTTCATCAGGGCGGCACAAATCAAAGCGATACCAGCAGCGATCGCGGCGTATTTGATTTTTTCCCAGCCGCCTAAGAAGTCCCATATCTCTTTCAATTTGACGCCGAACGCCTCAATCTTGACAGTCAGATTGATCACCCATTGCTTGATTTTATTGATGAGGTTTTCCCAACCGCCAGCCTTGGTGACGTATTCGTCGATCTGGGTCCAGAGCGATTTTATGCCTGTGACCAAATCCTCGACCCATTGCACCGTCTTCTTGATGATCTCGTCTTTGTGCAGATTGATCCAATCCGCCCACTTGTTGATCAACGGTTCGAGGTAGGAAAGTAGTTTCTCGAAAGCCGGAGACAACGCCTCGGCGATTTGGTTGCTTAGATCGGCGGCAGCAAACTTCACCAACACCATGCCCTTACGGTATTTCTCCATGATGGCAATGGCTGTGGGGGTGATGTTGCTGTATCGGCCGGTCTTGTCTTTGGCTTCGGCGTATTGCTTATCCGAGACATTCATGTAGGGTTCGATATCGGCGCCAAGATGCAGCTTGGAAAGCAACTCCATTTTGGCGGCGGATTTACCGGGACCTTCCTCCATCTTGGAGAATTTCTCCCGTAGTTCGTCTAGTACAGCCCCTGCGTCTTTAGCATTGCCATGAACGTCCGTCAGACTGATACCCATCTTGGTGAAGTAGCCGGCGGCCTCCTTGTCGTCTCCGAACGTGGCATCTCTGATTGTCTTAGACAAAGTTTGGAGATTACTGGTCATCACCTCTGGCGAAATACCAGCGGCATATTCGCCGATCTTCTGCCAGGATTGCAGCGCCTTTGGCGTGATACCGATTTGACGGGCGTTATTGGACAGGTCTCGGGAGTAGGTGCTGAATTGCCGAATTGCCGCGATGATGCCGCCGACGGTCAGCAATCCGGACAGCGAGATAAGTTTATCGAAGAAGTTAAGGGTGGATTTCGCAGCATTGGCGATATGTCCGCCAAGGGTTTTTACTTGTCTAGCGATATAGGTTATCCCAGTGATCTTGCCGAACCGAGCGAACTCTTTACCAAGATTTCCCGCCGACTTAGAAATGTCGCGAAAAAACTTAGTCTGATTGTAAAGAGACTTGTTGATCTTAGCGACGACGGTTGTAGTAGCGTCGATCGCTTTTATGGTTATGGAGTAGGAACCCTTAGCTGCCATTGTCTATACCTGTATATCGAGTGCGAGGTCCCGCATTCCGCTTGTCGTCGGATTGTTGCTGCATCAGGGCGGACCGCAATACACGTTTACTCCGTTCTGCTTCGGTCTCGTTGGATGGGGATTGGACCGACTTATTCTCACGTCGCCGTGCTGAATAATACAAATCGAGCAGACGGGAAGGTGTCATTAACTCAGTAACGGCGAAGGATTGATGCCAGTAAAGGACAACTTCCTCCTCAAGCACGTTTAGAGAAGCAGGCGGTCCTAGCTGAAAGACTGCAAGTAGTCCAAGGCTGCCTTGAACTCGGTATGCGATAGTTCTTCGACGGTTTCTTCCTGGATATTGGTCACACCGGAAATCAACGCCACACCGAACGACAACCCACTATCCGAGGTTGGCTCACCATCGGCCAGAACCAGTAACTTGGTTGCCCGTCGAATAGCTTTGATACTCGGCTCGACCAGATGCAGCACCTTGGTGCCATCCGGTAAAGCTTTCTTTAGCTGTAGGCTGTATTCCGGCTTGGGCTGCCCATCGGCAAAAGCCCATTCCGGCACTTTAGCCGGTCGCGGGTGGTCACGTACATCGACTACCATGTTAGTTCCCTAGAGAAACATTGATCCGACTGCCAAAGAATTCGAGACTAAACTTGCCCTCGTTCGAGTCGTACTCATTGGCGCCGGACGTGGCGAACGAGTTGCAGTTCATCACCGATCCATTACCAAGTTGAACCACGATATTGGCCGAACGCAAATTGTTGAAAGTGGAGACATCCACCGTAGAGGGGACCAAGATCGAGAAACTGATCTTGGCCGCTTGGGGGGTCTCTTTGAGGAAAATGCGGCCATTCTTCGAGACAACTGGTTCTCTGCTGATGGTGGCCATCTCGAAACGTACCAAGCTTTCGTCTACGGGGTAGATCACCCCGTCGATACTCACGTTCGATACGCCGGAAATTACGCTCATGGGCATCTGAAATTATCCTTAGCTAAAGCTGTTTAGAATACGAATTACGCGAAGCAGGCCACTGGTCACGACGGGCAGGTACAGACTGACGACACCGGCTGAAATGTTCGCCTCGACATAAGACGTGGCGATAAACTGCTTTGCATTCTGCACGACCCCAATCGCTTCAAGATCGAGATACAGCCCCCATACATGCGCCAGGACGAGGCTCGGCGTGACTGCGCCACTCCCTGCGGCGACGGGGTTGCCATCGGCCAACAGGCTAACTTGAGCGTAAACACTCTCCAAGTCAGAGCGGATGTACATGTCAACAAACTCAACCATCAGGTCGGTCTCGACGTTCAAGTAGTTGCTGTTGGCCTGATATTCTTGGACTGCTCTTGGCAGAGTGGCATTACCCGACAGATCGACACGCACCGGACTTACCCCGGAATAGAGTAGGATGTTCTCTTGCGCGCGGGTCAGACGGTTCAACAGAGATGGGGCGTCCAAGCCTTGCAACTCGCCGACGATCGGCAGGGCAACGTTGCTTCGCGACGTCATCGCCGCCAAGCCACCGAAGATCGCCGACGCCACGAACGTCGGGGTCTGGCTGTCCATAATACCGACCGTGGTCATATGCTTATTGGAACCAACCGTGCCGCCGTAGGTGATCAAAGTAGACAGGGACCCTCCGGTTGCGGCAAACCGCACACCATAGTTCTGTTGCACTGGGGACCATCGGCCGATTGTATCGGACAACAGGGTATTGATCTGTGTATTGACGGTGCTGGTGGTGTATGGGCAGACCAAGAACGACCAGCTAAGCGGGGTGATGGCGAGCAACGCGGCGGTCAGATCGGGATCACCCGTGCCAGCGGTATAGACCAGTGACGAGATGCCGATGCCAATGGGTAGAAACTCGCCGCCTTTACCAACGGATACGTGCACATCGCCGGCCGTAAGACCCTTGTGGATCGCCGTAATCGTGACCACGCCCAGCGAGTTGCTCGCCGTGGCGCCCAGCACCGTGTTCGGGTTGGCGGCCAATGCGGCGATCGCAGCGACGAGATTGGTACCAATGATGGCGGCAGCGTCACCTATACTAACGCCGACACTAACAGCTTGGTTGTTGACGTAGACGGCAAGGGTTCCGGCACTGGTTGCGGTTCCAGTAATGGTCATCAGCCAAGACGCCTGCTGACCGCCGACGTTGTCGGCCAAGGGGGTTACGAGCACGTAGCCGGTCGGATCGTTCAAGCGATATGCGGCGAACATGGCCGCCAGCATACTTTCTGTTCCGAACAACATCCCGCAATCAAACGGAGAGAAAACGGGCACCGCAACGTTCGGCGTCGCCGTTCCAGAGGACAGCATTTGTCCGACGATCATCGTCGGCAGAAGACCTACGCCACCGCCACCACCGTTCGGCACGTTTGCGATATAAGTTCCGGGGGAACGCCATGCGCTCGGCAAACCGGGGGTGTTAATGGCCATTATTCTAACTCCATTAGCTAATTGATTCTGCTAGTCGATATTTAGTTGTCTAGCCTTCACCAGCGACTTGGTTGATTGTTATCACGTCAATACGGGTCATCGGCACGGAGGCCGGTGTGTAACAATCATTGGTCTCGATCTGATATTGAATACTGTACTGGAATAACCATCCGCCACGGGCGCCCCCTTCAAAAATGAAAAGGTTGTCGTCGTGCTCGACAACAGGATGGGGGGTTCTATTTTGTGGTAACGGATGCCAGTTGACGATCGCCTTGCGTAATGCTTCGCGATAGGTAGTCACCGCACTGGCGGCGCCTTGGCCCAGCATATCGCCGTCGTTAGCGAACAACACGCAAACCGTGAAATGCTCCGTGACCTCCTGACGCAGATCACCCGACGATGACACCTCGTTCTCCCCGACATCTTTGCCGCCGGGGGAAATGAATGCGGCCGGATACATCGGATTGGCGCTCAGCCAATGGATTTGCTGCGGCGTAATCGAGAACGCCACATACGCAAATACATTACTGTAAACGGTGATCTGTTGAACGATTTGATCGTAGTTGAGGCCAGTGGTCAAAATGTTGTCCTCGCCGTAATGATCTTTTCGAGTGAGGCTTCTAAGACGGCTTGCACATCGGTCTGTTCTAATGCGGTGCTGAGATACGGCCGTGGCTCGATGACACGATCGGTTGTGATACCTTTGGCGCCACCTTTTTTGTGTGATCTGCCAGTGGGTGTGACGCCTGCCTTGGCTCGACCACCACCTTTAACGCCAGCTTCAAGCGCGACGGCATACCAAGCATTATCCGTGATCTTGACGGTGTCTTTCCGTAGCGTGACCTTCATGGAACTGGCGAGAAGACCAGTTAAGCTCGCGGGGGCTTCACCGGGGGCGGAAGCAATGTGTTTTCGGCCGTTGGCACGGTTCCAGCCCGATCCGCCGCCAT